CACCGAAAGCCGACTTAATCTTGTCCGCCATTCCGGTCATTGCATCTCCGGTGTCTCCTAAAACAAGAGTCCCGCCCCTCAAAGCATCAAACATGTCTTCCCAACTTCTTTTTCCTTCTACGACATCCTTCCTTGCGTCTCTTAGTTCAAGTATAAACTCTCCATAAGATGTGTTAATGTCGTCAATCGTTCTCTTATTCTCCTCGATTGCTTTATCGAGTTCTGCGATGTAACGAGTATCAGCTTCCATAAACGGAATCCAATCTTTCATTATTTCCTGATTCCGTGACGCTGTTAGCGACACATTCTCGATCGACAGTCTTACTTTACTAAAAAGCTTTGGCATCCCAACCAACACTTTCGCTATTACAGCAAACACATCGAACAACATCAAACCTACCGTTGAACCCTCTTTCATCACATCAGTGGTTTCGGTAAATGCCCTAATGGTTTCTGACAGAACCGGCAAAACCCCAAATCCAATCTCTTCTTTTAAATCACCCCAAGCGTGTTCATACATTCTCAATTGTCCAGTGTAGGTCTTGGCCATCGCCTCTGCGATTCCTTTATAATTTTTATCAAGAGCCGCTAAGATAAGCATCAGTTTCTCGTTGCCGGTAGCCAGCTGAATCGCCTGCTTTTCGGCTTCTGACATCACCACACCATATCGAGTTAAAGCTCCAACTCCCATTGTCAAAGCTCTTCCAAGAGCCATGGCAATGGTGGTCAGGTCTTGCTGTTCTCCAGTTGCTCGTTCGGTTCCTGCAGCCATGTCAACCAATCTGTCTGTGGCTTCCTTAATCTGGTCAGTGGTTAACTGGAAAGTTGACAAGATGCCCATGGCAGAAACAATCTCTTCGTCAGCATACATCGTTACTCTTTGAAGCGCGCCAGCATAATCTATCAAACTCTTAATCTGTTCTTTGGTCGCTCCTGTGACCGTTTTCAGGCTTCCCGCCAATCTGGCCTCCATCGTTTCCTGGATTCCTGCTGCCTTTGTTGCTGAAGCCATAAAATCAGCGATCTTTTTAAAGACAAAAAGACCTGCGGCTGCACCAGCAAGTTTTTTAAGGGTTCCAACTAAAGAACCAGCTTTCTTGTCAAAGCCTTCGGCACTTTTGCCGACTTTCTTAAAAGCGTCTTCAACTTTCTTGTCTCCCGTAACACCTAATTTTACACCGACTTTTTGTTCAGCCATCTTTTTGTTTTCTTCTCAATGCTCATCATAAGCAAAAACTCCTCAACGAAACTTACTGGATATTTCATAATTTCCAAACCAAATTCCTTGCATAGCACATAATTAACGTATTCGTCGGGCGGTTTACTTTTGACTCCTTGAAGAAACAAAACTAAATCCTTGGTCAACTGTTTTTTTTTAGAATCTCAACCCGAGCAATCTTGGTTATTTCCTTTGAAATAGGAACGGCAATAGAGGATGGCAGTCTCCCTATGACCTCTTCTGTAATGGGCAACGGGTTACCGTGCTCGTCTTCCAGGTTCCAATCAATAATCAACCTACAAGTAAGATATTTACCCCTCTCTATTTCATCCTCAATCTTAACGCATTCTAATTGCTCAAACCAAGACAGCTCGGTTTTGATTTTAATAACCAAATCGGTCTTCGGTATTTTTACCTCTTTGGTTTTTATTAACTCTGAAAGTTTCATTTTATTTGAAGGCAGTTGAATCAGTGCGATTAACCAATTCAACCTCGATGGCGAAAGTATTATCCATCAAAGCCTCAAACTCTTGCTTGTCGAAGATGTAGGCTCCGACTTCCAGTGGCTCTTCATTAGTTATCAATTTCACCTTGTGGAATTTCCAAGTTAGCTTCTCTAAACCGGGAGCCCCGATTGTCTTGCCGCTAATAATAACAGTGATTGCTTGTTTTATTCTGTCCAGCCATTTCTGATGCTGTTGCTCGTTCTCAAACAACTGCGATATTCCTATTTTGGCTTCTTGGGTTTGAGGTAGAAGTTTAATCGGTTCCATCGAACCACTCGCTGGAGCATTAAGCAGATTGTTAATCTTGTCTAAGGTGAGTTCGTAAATTGGGGTAGCAAGTGACTTAGAAGCAGCAGCGGCAGACGCTGCCGATTCGTCTGCTCCAATTCCAACCAAGGCATTGCCCTGGAAGAACGGCTCTTGCAAGCTTGCATACGAAGGAGTCTGGGGCTTCAATCTTACTGGAGCACCAACGGCAGCGGTAATTTCAGCTGCATTGATCGTAAGGGTTACTCCATCGTCCACGCTGGCAATCGTGCAATCTACATCTAATCCGGTGCCCGAATCCTTGATGACAACTATGTCGCCAGCCACCAATCCATCGGTTGGGTTCAAATCATAATCCTGTTTCAATTTTATTTCGGTCATTCCTGCTCCGGTTAAAGCCGTGGCCAGTGTCGCTACTGAGAATTGCTTCATTGCTTTAATGGTCAGCGTAGCCTGAAGCTTACCATCAACAAATTCAAGCCTTAGGTTCTCTCCCTTCACCCCGACATACCTTTGGGCATAATTTCCCTTTCCAATTTCAATGGTGTAGGACTTTGCGGCTCCAACTGTGAACGGATGAATCCATCCACTTGCTGCACTACCAGTGGTGGTTCCAATCTTCATGACCATATTAAACAGATGCCCGAGATTGTCTGGATCGGCAAAGATAACGATGTCTCCTTCGTGGCTCCGGCTTCCTCTTAAAATGTCGTCTGACTTCCAAGCAACACCCTTCATGCGTCTATCGGCAACATGGGCAAGGTCGGTCCGAATGCTCTCACTAACCAAAGGAATGAAGTTTGAAGGTCTTACGGCCACTCCTTCGTTGGTTTCTACTTTCACCGCCAAATAACTTGTGTCAGCTAAATAATTTGCCATTATATTTCCTTAGCTTTACTCCTTGTTCTCCTTTCAGAAGGCTCTTTTTCGGAAGATTTTTCCTTGGGAGATTCAGGAGCTTCCTTAGTTTTCTTAGCTTCCTCGACTTTTTCAAAATTGGCATTGTTAAAGCCGTCAGGTTGTTCGATAATCCCGCCTGCTTTTACCAAGCCGATTCCTGGAAGCGTCAAATCTTGTTTCGATATGTTTTTGTATTTCATGGTTTTATGGATAGTTCCTTACTATGTCTACACAAGACACCAAGAATCTTGCGAAGATAAAAGGACCTTCCCTTATTGTATAATCCAAAGTTAATGGGACGACCTTTACATTCATGCATTGTTGAACGCCATCAACTTCCAATCGTGGGTCTTGGTCAAACATGTCAATTACTTTATCTACGATTTTTCTCATAATGCCAGTGGCCTGTTCAGGGGTCTTTTTGCTGATTTCCTGTATCAAGGAAATTTCGAACTGCCACTCTCTTTCATTCCGAGCCGTATCAAGAAGTGAACCCTCCCCGGCTGCTTCCACCACGAAAGCACAAGGATAACCTTCGGGCTCTGCTTCTGGAACATTGTAGACATCAACAAAAATAGCTTCTCCACCATCCGACAGTGCCTTCAGTTTGTTGACTATTACCGTGTTTAATGATTCGTATGATTTCATATTTTCATTTAGTTAATCTTTGACCCACCCGCTTCATCGCAGCTTCAAAGAGTTTAGTGATGCCATCAAGAGAAGCCTTAACCCCTTTCCTAAAATAACCTACCGTTCCCACGGTGTGCCTTGCTGGTCTAACCTCTACCCAATGAGCATATTTTACGTTCGTCCCGATGCTGGCCACTCTTTTTCCTTTTCTAATGCCATATCCCATAGGATAGGCGCCTCCTTTAAAAGCTCCTCCACCTATTGAAGCTCTTAGTCTACCGAAATCAACAGGCGTTCTTAATTTGACATTCCTTTGAATCAATGCTATCGATTGGTTTAAAGCTGTCTTTATCTCCTCGTCGAGAACTCTCGGAGCCTGCTTGAAGTTCCTAATTAGTTGATTCAGCCCTGTGAATTTTATGCTTATCTGCATTATATTGGTTTTGCCAAAAGTATCTCCAGGTGGTGGACTTCTGTGCCGACCTTTTTAAATTCTGAGACTCCTTTGACGACGTAAGTCGTTGTGCCCTCAATCACCCTATCGCCTATTTTAATGTCTACATCCTCGCACCACATCTTGAAAAGAGAGAAATATGCCTCGTCAAACATTACTGGCTCCTCTCCCCAGGGCTCAATGCGGCAAAATAGTTTTGCGATGTTCGCCTGGAAAGTCTCTTTATCGGTTCCCCCCACGGGCGACAATCTCTGTGTCGATACTTGCGTTGTATAATAAGTTTCAATGGGCATCAGACCACTACTTTTGTATATTGCTCCAAAATCCTCTTGGCTCGCTCAAAATCTTGCCAGTCCTTTTTGTCTTTGTATGTCACCGAATAAGCGCCAATGGTTTCCGACTTTATTTCTCCCTCCATTATCCCTGAGAAGTTAATAATCCCAGCCACCAAGACAAGAGCAGCAAAGGCGATGTCGGCTGGACAGGCCACCGAGTAGCCCCACTTTGCCTCCACCTTAATGTTCTGCTCGCCCTTGGTGAAACACAGAGCCGAAGTGTTCTTAATCTTTAATCTGGTTATCGGTAACTCGCTTGCCGGGTATTTCAGATAGTTAGCAGAGAGAAGCTCTGTGTCGTCTATCGTAACCTTTGAAACTTCCACGCATTCATCGATAAACAAATCCTGCTCTCCGTTTCCATCATAAATCTTTTCGCTGGCTACGGCATCGGCTATGAAAACCCTGCCGGTTGTCTTCTCGATAAAGCTCTCTACTTGAGCTATCCACTCCGAAACCTGCGGCTCAAAAGCTTCTACAATGTCTATAAGAAGATAGTTTTCTATTTGTGTAATGTCACAATAACCTTTTGGTGTTAACATTTTATTTTATAGATTATGATTACTCAGGATAAACTTTCTTTTCATATGGCGAGACCTTTTTCTTGTATAGGTCGATTTTCTCAATCTTCCTGTAGGGGTCAATTTTCTCGGTCCTCTTCTCGTTAAATGTTGCCACATCAAAACCTATCAGGCCATATATCGCTCTTAGTATTACTCTGAATTTTTTATATGGTGAATAGATGCTCATATTATTCTTGATTGGTTTTGGGCACAAAGAGTATTGTCCCGTCTTCAAGATTAACTTTCACTCCGTTCCTAATCTGATTGAGAGCAGAGTTAGCTCCATCTTGAAGCCCTTTCTGATAAATCTCACTTCTTACTTCCTTCCAGCCGAAATGGGCATTTAAGCCAACTGAACCCACCACTAAGATTGTAATGGTTATTATTAAGATTATTCTTATTTTATTCATGTTTACCATATCGCTGGCACATCAATTATTCCTTCGTATTCTTCGGCTACCGGGGGTGGTGTCGGGTCGGTCGGGGTGATGGTGTCGTAATAAAAGGTATCAACGATTGTATAGGCAGGTCCCAAAAACATTCTTGTAATTCCTGTGCCGATTGGTTGGTCTGGGGTAAGATTTGTTAAAGGAGTTCCCCAACCTGTTCCTTCTTCATAGACATTAGCGTCGTACCTATTATTCGTGAAATCAAATGTAATCTTTACAACATACCATTTATTAGCCGAGTAAGTTCCCCAATCATTGCCTGAAAAATAGATATGTCCGTCACTACTGAATTGAATCCTAAGAGCGGCAACCTTGGTTGCTGTCCCTAAATCTACACCAGATATGTTGGTTGTAACAGCACTTTTCATTGCGATATATAATTCTGAACCATCACTATCGCACTTTGTAACACTTCTTCCAATTTTATCATTACTCGGAGCTGAAGCTATTTTTACACATTTACTGCCCCCAGAATCATAATTATCATCTGTTGTTACATCAAAATTAACAGAACCACTCCAAGAGTCCTGTCCGTTCAAATCGCCATCGTTCAGAGTGTTGAATTTTTGCTCATAGACCCAAAGAGCATTAGCTGGTTGAGCAAACCAAATAATCCCAGCAAATAAAACTACTAAAAATATAGATAGCTTAATTGTTCTTTTTATGATTTCCATTTTATTCTAAATGCCCGTAAGCACCTTTGCTCCCGAACGCTTCTATAAAAAATTCTTCCTTGTCGTTGAAATCGGTGTAATTGATACTGGCTCTGAAAAACCTCGTCTCTCCCGATTTCAGGAAAAAGGTATTCTTTTTGAAGCCTTTTGTTTTTTTAATGTCTTTCCTTTTAACAGTAACCTCCGAAGCGTTGAAATCGCTTAAAGCGTGCTTTTTCCAAAGGGTTTTCTCTTTTTGAATCGTGGTCGTGGCTACGAATTCTTTTGTAGAAGAAACATAATGGGCAGGTATGACAACTTCTTCTATTGTCGTGCCGTCGTATTCCTCTATCTCTTTTACATACTTTTTATTGCCGTTCTGGTCGTTGAAAGAGAAAACCGTTTTTACCCACTGGTCTTTATCCGAGTTATTGGTTATTGAATAGACAACCGAGATGCTCCCAAAAGGATTAAAGTATCTCTCTTGGTCGGTTCGGATAATCAATTCCTCTCCAGAATTGTCGTCCGTATAAGCAAGTTTCACCATCTTTCCGTCTACTGACAGGGAAGGAACATCTCCGTTCGGCAGAAATGTGGCAGCAGAAGCAATGCCAATCACTCCCGTAATTATCAGGATTTCTTTTATTTTCCTTTTAATCCAAGACCATATTTTTTTAATCGTCTTCAAAATCATAGGGCTCAATTTTTCTCAAAACCCATATAATGGGAATAAAAATCGGGAAAAGCAGAATTGTTAATATTTTTTCCAATAATTTATTAGTCATTTTTTGTGCCTGAAACATCAACTATTAAAGTTGTCGTTGAAACCCCGTTCTGGACATCAACCGCCAGACAAATCCTGTTCCCTGAAGATATGCTGGAATTGCTGAAAGAAGTCGTTGAAGCGTAGGTCGTTCCGCAGGTCAAATTGGAACTCAAAATATCCGTTCCAGCGGAATAAGGGGAGGTCAAAGCTCTTTCCTCCAACTGGATAGACGAGTTTGAATTGTCTTGAGAACAACCGACTTTGGTTATTGTCAGGTCTGTCGGGGCTATTATACATTGTCCCGGGTGAGCGTCGTCTGTCGTGGTGGCTTGTCTGTAATTGAAAGAGAAAGCGAAAGTGTAAAGTTCAGCGTCTGCTTCAATGCTGTCTCCCGACAAGGTTAAACTTCTGCCCGCCGCCAAGTTAGTGTCGTCTGAAATGTCTATTGAAGAAGCTGAAACAAGCCCATCAGCATCTGTTTTTAAGAAACCGCTTTTTGAATCGTCAAGATAAAGAGAACCGTCTATCATTGATTTTCCACCACCGCCAACATCGTCCACCCATAAAGAATAATTATTTCCTGATACTACGGTCGTGGTTGCCGCCCCTTCTATGTAAAGAGAGGCGGTGTCGGAGACGGTGGCGACGCCTGGAGTTATAGCGAACGGCTTAATGGCTAATTGTGCTAATAAAGGATGATTACCAGAAGACGCTTCAGTTATACCTGCACTTGGAATTAGAAGTTTCCCATAAGAACTATTAGTAACAGCTGTAATACCACCTAATCCAATACCAACAGTCAAGGTAGTTTGTGAAGAACCTCTTAATTGTGCAGCGGATTCATCTGCCCTACCTTTACCCACGACTCTCAATGCTAAATCAGTCAATATATTCCCAACATTTGTTGCTCCGTCATCAACACTAATATAATTATCTAAATTAATACCACCACTAACGTACAAATTGTCCCCCGCCAAATGCATCCCGCTATCCATAGTATTGTTGGTCATAGTCCAAAACCTCAAAGTGCTGTCCTTGCTATTATTCGTTACATCATCCATTTCCCAAGTTATTCTCGCAAACTCCGTTGAAAGCCCGTTATCATCATCTCCATAAAATGAAATATATCCTTGGTCGTTATCAGCTGCAGTTACCCTATCATTGGCTCTAAATATAGCAACCTGGTTTGAGGTGTCATCTTTCATATTCCAAATATCCAAAATGCCCGAAGTGCTTGAAGCGATTACAGTCAAAGGAGCAGAGGGTGTCGTTGTCCCGATGCCGACGTTGCCCGTCTCTCTATAAATGTCTCCGTTGGTCGCTGTCCAAAGTCCAGCTCCGCCTTCTTCGGTGCAGACAATCTCATCGGTAGAAGAAGCCCAAACACAGTATTTGGTGTCAGTCGTAGTTCCCAGTTTAGCTAAGGTCGCATCGGTTACCCAAGCTTGAAGCTTTGAAAAAGTATTGATGTCCTCATCCTGCATGTATCCAGTTACAGTTATCGCATTGGGTATGTCAGCGTCAACCACGTTAGTCCAAGAGTATTTATGTAAATCATTGTCTACTACGAAATCAATGTCATTTGTCGCATCTTGATAGGTTACTGAAATTAAAGTTTCAGTCCCACCAAGAGTGTTGGTAAAAGCAAAATCCTGAACCTGTTCCTCATTTAGTTGAGTGTCGGCATCGTCAGAATTGCAAACCAAATTGGTTCCATCAAAGGTACAAAGTTTCCCGGTGGTCATCGTTCCTTCATTTATGCTTAAAGTATCGCCAGTTAAATTGAGTAATGTTCCGCTGACAGACAGATTAGTGTCGTCCGAAATGTCAACCGTGGTTAGATAACTTTGGTCGCAAACCAGCCCTGTTCCCGAAACATACTTACAGCCTTTGCCGTCGGTCAAAGTCCCCTCGTTCACGCTCAAAGTGTCGCCCGTCAGGTCAAGCAAAGTTCCGCTGACTGACAGATTGGTATCATCTGAAATGTCTATCGTTGAGGTTGAAACAACCCCTGAGGTCGCTTTTAGAAAGCCAGTTAAACCCCCTATAACAGCCGAACCCGCCTTAATCGTTCCTGTCGTGGTTACGTTCTTGCTTCCCAAATCCACGCTTTTAACAGCGTCGGCATAAGGGACAAATATGTTTCGGAAGATTTCCGAACTTGCTGGAATTTCCCATCTTGAACTTGTGTCTCCCTGATAATAAATTTTTAAATCGGGAGCGCTTCCGCCTCCAGAGACATCAGCGTAAAGTTTTCCGACTATCCTGCTTCCCGTGCCCAGAATATGGTCTTCTTCAAGTTGTAAAGGCACCATATAAGTCGCTCTGCCGTTTATTGTGTTTGAGTAGGAACTTGTGGCGATATTCACTTCCGATGTGTCGCTTTTCCTCTCCACCAGCAC